TTACATCTGAACCAATAGCTAAGTTTTCTACTGCACAGTAACATACACCTTGTGTATAGTTTGTTGCACTGATAGTAAACATTGCTGGGTTAGTGTCTGCAAGTATAGTATCCCACTCATACATTGGTACAAGCTCAACACCTCTAAATGATATTCTAGTTACACCATCTATTTTAGCTTGGTAAGCTAAGTCAGCACTTGTTGCTTCTAAATTTGCAAGATATGCATTGTATATTTTAGGAGTTACAAATAATTTTTTCTCACCTGCTGGTACTTGTTGTAAAGCTGCTGGAGCATTGTCAAATGCTTTTCTGATTGCATCTAAAGCGTTTGCTGCTGTAGGGTTATCTGAATCAGTTGCAGTTACTGCTCTTTTAGCTGTTTCTACAGTAGTATCGTCAGCCATCAACTTCATCCATCCTGTCATTGAGTCATAGTCAGAAGTAGAGCTATCTCCACCCCAAGCTAGTCTTACTACGTCAGAACCTATACCTTTCACAGCTCTATTTACTACAGCATCTGCTAAAGCAGTGCCTTCTAGATTCATTACATCTACTCCACTCTTGTAAAGCTCTTCGATGTAAGTTCCAAAGAACTCGTCAGTACATTGCTCAAGAGCAACTCTCATTCTACCTGCTGTTAATGTTTTATTTTCTATGTTAAATTGTCTAACTGGGTCTTGACTTGATGCTGAACACCCTGAATAACTTTTTACAATTTTTTTGAGAGCAGCACTTGTATAGACGTTCATTTTATGCTTTACATTAGGTATTACTCTATAGTTACGCATTATGTCATCACTTTTAAATACTGGCTCAAAAAATATTTGATTTAAATTAGCACCTCCATAAGTTGCGAAAGTACCTTGATTTGCTACGTTTCCTGTTGCCATTTTTTTCTATTTTAATTATGATTTAAATTTATTTTTAATTCTTTCAGCTAATGCGTTATAAAAGTCTGCGTTAGCGTCTACAACTTTGTTTTCAACAACTGCTGGTTCAGAATCTTTTTTGATCTCTGTACCAATAGCTTCTGATTTATTTAACAAAGTGTTAAGTCTTTCTACCTCTTCAGTTAAAGTTGCTTTTTCTCCATTTAAAGATGCAGCTTCTTCTGTTAAGTTAGAAATAGTTTCGTTAGCTTTAGATAATTTTGCTTCAAAATCTGTTAGTTTATTTAAAACTTCTTCTTTATCTGCAATAGTAATCTCAACGTCAGAAACAGCAGTTTCAGACTTATTATCACCTTTTACCTTAGTAACGATTTCATCGATTTTACTGTTAAACCAGTTTTTTAAATCTTCTGTCATTTTACTATTTTTTATATTACTATTAAGGATTTTATTAACTTTTTCATTTGTCATGTTTTTATATATTGATACATCTGCTTTAGCTGCAACTTTAATTGCGTCAGATATTGTATCGATAAATCCATATTCAAATGCTTCTTCAGCAGTCATCCATGTTTCATTACTCATCAAGTCCATAATCATATCATATGACTTGCCAGTTTTCTTAACATAAATCTCTGCTATTTCGTTACTTATTTTCTCCAGCACTCGTGCCTGTTTCATCATCTCTTTAGCATCACCTTGAGAACTACCCCATGCATTATGAATCATAAACAAAGAGTTTTCTGTCATAACTACTTCATCAGCAGCTAAGGCAATAACAGTAGCAATACTAGCTGCAATACCTTCGATATATGCAACAGTTTTACCTTTTCTGTTTTTAATAATAGAGTGCATAGCCATGCCTTCAAAAACCTCACCACCTACACTGTTAATATGTAAAGCGATGTCACGACCATCTAGATTTTTAATATCATCAACAAACTTTTGTGCTGTTATACCAAAAGTGCCAATGTCATTAAATATGTACACATCAGAATATTCTGATGCTTGGTTCTTGATTTCGTACCATTTATTCACAATACAAAATTAATATGAAAACAAAATATTGATTCCTAATTTTTAGAAAAAATTTATGTTATTGATACGTTCTCTGATAACTTGCTTTTCTTTCTATCTTTATACACTACGTTTTGTACTTGACTTTCACATATATCATATTTTATAGAAAGATCCATAAAAGTCGCAGTTCTATTACCTTTGTTTGAAACAAGTAAATTATCAAAATCGTGAATGATCATATAGTTTCTAAGTCTTTTTTTTTCAACCATACCTCTCTCAACTAAATGACCTAATATATCTTTTGTATTAGCTTGATTTCCAAATCTTTTATTTAGTTCAACAGCTAAGACCTCTATATATTCATAAATTATTTGTGGCTTATTTCCTTTTCTTTTTGGCACTAGTTTTCTTTTTAGGTGTCTTTACTTCTGTATCCCACTCTATATGCATAGTTTTAAAAAACTTAACAACTGCGTTTCTACAACTACTACAATTTATATCCTGTTTTTGTGCAGGAAATAATTTGTGCCATTCTGCAAATAAAATATATATACAATTTTTTTTATGTTGACTATAGTTTCTAATATAATCATCATTTTCCTTAAGTGTATCTATAATTAATTTTTTTTCTGTTTCTGTAAAGTTTTTTGATATTGTTGTTATATCTGTCATATTACCATTTATCTATTGGACATTTTCCAAAAAACTCTTTACTCAAAGCTGCTTTTGCATCAAGAAAGCAAGTGCATTTAGCACATCTTGCTCCTCTATCCCACTTTGGATATTTAAGCATTAAAAAGTTTCTGTAAAAATTACAACTTTTACAAATATCTAATCTTCTTTGTTTTTCTTTTTTATCAACGAACATATGTTAAAACTTTGATTCTGATTCAATTACACTAACAGAATTTTGTGCGTCTGTTATATCTGACTCTACTACAACTACCCTACTACCAGAACTCATAGCACTCAACATATTTGAATTGTTGATTGCATTAAATTGATTACTAGCAAATGATGGCATATTCAATAGTCCACCATCTGCAAATTTTACACCTCCTCCTGCTGAGTTCATTGCAGAAAGCTGACTACGAAACATTGCTGTGCTTCTTTTATTTATTACTGCTTCTCCTCCTTCTAGCTCTACCACTCTACCACCTACTGCAAACTTCTCACCACCAAAAGCGTGTGATTTACCATGTACCATACCACCATCTGCAAATGTTTCTATTATACCACCTTTTTCAAAAAGACTACCACCACTTGCAATAGCTCTCATGTTTTGTCTAATACTAACAAGCAAAGCTAAAGTAGAGAGTACAGCAGGAATATTAGCTGGAAAAACTAAAGATGCAGCACCAGATAATCCTTTCATTTGTAAAGACAATGATTCTAGATTATTTGCTAGTGCAGCAGCAGCAGAAAGTTTAACTCCTGCTTGTCTTACTTTCTGCAAATCTTCATCATTACCTGCAAGATCTATTAATTGTTGACCTAACTCTCCAGCTTGTATTATTTGAGTTTTTTGATCGTCTTGTGTATCTTTACCTATATTATTTCTTTTTTCTTCTAAATCAATAATTTGCTTCATTATACCAATTCTGTCAACATTGACATTGTTGTTTTGAATACCAAGATCAAGCAATTTTTTTAAATCTTCTATTTGTCTATCTATGGTTTCTCTTGCTAATTGATTACTTTGCTCTTCACTTAGCTGACCTAAACCATCTAAAAATAATCTCATTTCATATTCTAAATCTTGTAATGCTTTTCTCCTTGCAGCAGTGTCATCAACGACTGCTTTAGTTCCTTTTTTATCTGCATTGGTTTTATCCTCTTGTAAATCTGTTGTTGATTCAAGTTCAATACCAAGACTTTTAAGCAACTCATTATAAGCATCAGTTGCTATATTTAATTCTTCTTGTTTTTCTGAAGATTTTTGTTGACGTTTTGTTAATTTATTATAATGTTTAATTATACCAGTAAACAAAGTATTTTGTTTAAATTGATCAACTAAACCGTGTGCTCTTCTTTCGTTAAGTTTTTTTAATGTTTCATTTCTTCTTTCTTCAAAAGTTGCATTTCTATCTTGTATAATACCATACTCCTTTTCTGCTTTCTCTAAAAGACCTAAAAATTTATTTTCTGTTTTTATTTCTTTTATTTTTGTTTTATCTAATTTTGCCTGTTTTTTTTGTTGAGCTTCTAAAGCTAATTGTAATCTTATCCTATTTCCAAGCTCTATATTGTAATCTTTTAATCTATTAACCAAAGTTTTTGTGTCAACAGTTTCAGTGTCTATATTATCTAAGAAGTCTGGATATTTTACATTAATCTCTCCAATAATTCTATTTCTTTCCTCTTCCTGAATATTTACATCTGTTAACCTACCGACTAAAATATTTAATGCAGTGCCTTGATTTTCTAACTGTTCTGATACAGGTATATCTACCATATCACTAAATAAGTTAATAATATTAGCTAAACCATCAATAAAGTTTTGATAACTTTTACCAATAAAAGTTTCTGTTAAATTGATAAGCAAACCAGATACAGCAGAGTTTAATCTTTTAAATGCACCTTCTAAATTATCTCCAACAATATCTGCCATTGCTTCTGCTGCACCCCTTGCTTTATTAAGTTCATCTCTTAAAGCTACTGTTCTTTCTCTACTGGTAATCATCTGCTCAAAAGCTGCTGCCTGTCTTAAATCAACAACCTCCATAATTTCTGCTAGACTACCACCTTCTTCTGTAAATTTTGTTAATGCTGGTATTAATTGATCTAATGAATGTATTGTTGTTCCAAAAGATTTAACTAAGTCAGAGTTAGGGTCTTGCATCTTTAAAAGTATATTTCTTAAAGATGTACCAGCAATAGATGCTTCAATACCTGAATCTGATAATTGAGCCATGATTGCTGTTGTATCCTCAATAGAAAACCCTGCTGACTTTGCAATCGGTGCAACCTTTGTCATAGATGTTTGAAACTTCTCTATATCTAATGCAGAAGATGTAAATGCTACTGCCATAACATCTACTACTCTTTGTGT